AAACGGCCCACAGATTTGAAAATGTATAGTTTAACGTAGGTTGCATTGTTATGGGAGCCCGCGGAAGAGGAGCTAATACTAAACTTGGAGTAGACTATAATAATGAAGCATTGCCATGGCTTAATAGTAGATTAACGCGCGCAGAAGCTGTTATTTCATTTCTTGAATACCTGCCAATTACCAAAGGTCGATTGGCGGGTGAAAAGATGAGTTTGTTGCCGGGACAGCGGCGGTTTGTCGAGGCTGTTTATCAGGACATTGGCGGTCCCCGTCTGGCGGTGCTTTCCGAGCCTCGGGGCAATGGCAAGACGGGATTGGTTGCCGGGCTGACGCTGTGTCATTTGCTCGGGCCGGAATGCGAGCTGCGCGGAGCGTGCTACTCGGCGGCGGCAAACAGGATGCAAGCCTCTATTATCTTTGAGGAATGCTGCGCAATTATCGAGGCAGTCGATGAGTTTGCCGCGTGTGCGAACATGCGGCACTGGCATAAGGTCATCGAGATCAAGCACGGAGTCGGGCAGGGCTCGATCTACGAGGCGTTATCGGCCGATGCGCGGCGCGGTCATGGGCTTTCGCCTTCGTTTTTCGCGTATGACGAGCTCGCTCAATCCAAGGATCGGCGACTGCTCGACAGCATGACCACGGCAATGGGAAAGCGGGCGCGGTCGCTTGGCGTGGTGATCTCGACGCAGGCCGAGGACGACGAGCACGCGCTGAGCCAGCTCATCGATGATGGGCTCACCGGGGTCGACCCGAACGTACTGGTGCATCTGACGTCGGCGCCGAAGGATGCCGATCCGTTTGACGAGGCAGTGATTCGCTCGGTCAATCCGGCGTTCGGCAAGTTTCTCGACGAGGAGGTCGTGTTTTCCGAAGCCACGCGCGCGAAGCGGATGCCATCGTTCGAGAGCGCCTTCCGGAATTTGCGGCTTAATCAGCGGGTTCCGGCACTTGAGCGTGACCCGTTCGTGACGCCGGAGGTGTGGGCGCGCGGGGACGCGGAGATCGACGAGGCCCTGTTCACCGATCTCAACCGGCAAGTCTTTGGTGGCATCGATCTATCGGCGCGGTTGGATCTGACGGCAGCAGTCTTTGCCGTCCAGGACGATGACGGCGTCGTGCATCTCATGGCGCGGGCGTGGACGCCTGCGGCGACGGTGGCGGAGCGGACGCTGCGCGATAGGGCTCCCTACGATGCATGGGTTCGGGGTGGGCTGATCGAAGCGGTGCCGGGCTCGGCGATCGATTACGCCTGGGTGGCGGCCGAGCTCGCCCATCTGTCGGAATCGATGCCGCTGACGCGGGTGGCGTATGACCGCTGGAGGATGGAATTCCTACGTAAGGAGTTGGCGGAGATCGGCGTGATTCTGCCGCTCGTCGAGATGGGGCAGGGCTTCAAGGACATTTCGCCGGCAATCGAGGCTTTCGAGGAGCTCTGCGCGACCGGGCGGATACGACACGGCGGGCATCCCGTCCTGCGCTGGTGCATATCCAACTGTGTCATCGCGCGGGATACTGCGAATGGGCGCAAACTGGACAAGGTCCGTTCGTTCGGCCGCATCGACCTTGCGCAGGCAGCGGTGATGGCGATTGGCACCATGAAGGCGTCGACCGAGCCGGTGATCGACGTTTCGGCAATCGTGGCCGGCGGGTTTGCATGGCGATACGGTAACTAGCGGGCTCGCTTAGGCGCGTTCCCTTCCCTGCGGGCGAAACGGGCTCGCGTTTTTCTCCGAGGTTTTCGATGCACTATCAGCAGCGATCGGCGGCGGCGCCGGACGGGGCGCCGGATCTGTTTGTGATGAGCGATGGCAGCGTCGACCGGACGGGTGATGTCGTCGAGCCGGATGGCTGGCAGCTCGATCGGCTGAAATCGGATCCGGTGGTGCTGTTCAATCACGACCGCAACCAGATCCTGGGACGCTGGGCCGATGTTGCGGTGAAGGGCGGCCGGCTTATGGGCCGGTTGGTCTGGCCGCAGCCGGGCACACCGGCTGGCGATGCGCCGCTCGTCCAGTATGTTCGTTCGCTGGTGGAGCAGGGCATTCTGCGCACGGTGAGCGTAGGCTTCCGGCCGCTCGCCAAGCAGCCGATCGACGACCGGGCCGACAAGATGTTCGGCCCGTTCCGCTATACCAAATCGGAGTTGCTGGAATGCTCGCTGGTTTCCGTACCGGCGAATCCGCAAGCCTTGGCGGTTGCCAAGGACATCCCGCGCGACGTGCTCGCCGAGGTCTTTCTCAAGCCCGAGATCGAAGACCCCGGCGCAGCCGCTGCGCTTCATGGCAAGCCTGCCAAACCACAACCCCATCAGGGGACACCGAAAATGACTGGAACGCTTTCTGCGCGCATCAAGGCCGCGCATGACACACACAACAGCCTCGTCGACCGGCTGCGCGAGCTCGTTGGCCAGGAAGAACAGAGCGAGGAAGAGGCAAGACGGGCCAACGAGCTGCCCGACGAGATCGAGGCCGTGAAGGCTTCGATCGCAACGCTCGAACGCCAGGAGCGGGCGCTCGGCGCAAGCCTCGTCGAGCCCAAGCCGGCCGCGGCGGCCGAGGGGAAGCACGGCGAGATTCTGGGTCCGGAAACCCGCCGCCCGTTTGCACTGCCGCGCGCGAAGGAAATCGAGGCACCCGAATATTTGTTCAGGGCGCTGACCGCCTGGACGACGCAGCAGGGCTCGAAAGAGTCAATCGAAAACGTATGGCGCGAGCGCTACAAGGGCGACGAGAAGGTGCTGGCGGTCCTCAAAGCAGCCGTGAACCCGGCGCAGACGACCGTTGCTGGTTGGGCGCAGGAGCTCGTGCAAACGGCAAATGTCGGTTTTCTGGATCGGCTGCTGCCGGCTTCGATCTATCCGACGCTGTCGATGAAAGGCAGCAAATACACGTTCAGCAACACCCAGGGAATTATTAAAGTTCCAACAAGAACCACAACGCAGACGCTGGCCGGCGCATGGGTGGCGGAAGCAGCGCCGAAGCCGGTTAAGAGGCTGTCGTTCTCCAGCATCACGCTGAACCCCTACAAGCTGGCGGTGATCAGCACGTTCTCGGAAGAAATGGCGGCATACAGCACACCTGCCATCGAGGGCATCATTCGGGAAGCGATGGGCAACGATACGGGCGTTGCGCTCGACACCTACATGATCGACGCGGTTGCCGCCTCGGCGGGCGTTCGCCCGGCCGGATTGCTGAACGGCGTGACGCCGATCACGGCAAGCGTGCTGACGACGGCGACCGATAAGATGATTGCCGATTTGAAGGCGCTAGTCTCGGCGCTCGTCGCCGCCGGCTCGACCGGCGACAACATCGTTGTGCTCGTCAATCCGGCGCAGGCCATCAGCATGAATTTCGCCATGACGACGACCGGCGACTTCCTGTTTGATGGTCCAGCCGGTGCCGGCCAGCGCTTCGGGGTGACGATACTGGCCAGTTCGACGGTAGCGGCAGGTCGCGTCATTGCCATCGACTGCAACGAGCTCGCCACGGCGACCGGCGATACGCCAAGGTTTGCCATCAGCAACGAAGCAACGTTGCACGAGGAAGACACGACGCCGCTGGCAATCGGCACGACCGGCTCTCCAGCTACTGTCGCAGCACCAGCTCGATCCCTGTTCCAGACAGACAGTATAGCAATACGTTTGACTTTGTATGTTTCGTGGGCAATGAGAAGAACCGGCTTCGTCCAAACTATAGCGGCAGTAACGTGGTAGGGGAGGCTAATAATGACTGACCTGAATACCATGCATCTGCCGACCGGCAGCGAATACGAAGTCTTTGAACCCGAGAACGCCTGGGCGGGTGCACCCGCCCGGATTGTCGTCCAGGTCAACCGATTTGCTGGGGGCACCTATCAACTCGGTTACGACCCCGAGAGCGGCCTGCACTGGTACCGGACATACGCCGGCACATGGGGCGAATGGACGGATTTCGTCGCCGAGCCGCCGCCACCCGAGGCGGATGCCGAGTCCGCGCGGAAGAAAAAAGCCGATCCGAATACGCCCTCGCAGGAGACAGAGGACGACGACGACGACGATGATGGCGACGAGGCGTCGGACGAATACAAGACGACCGATATGCGGCCCAAGCGCGGGCCGGGTAGGCCGCGCAAAAGCTGATGGGCTTTGCCTCGGCGCTGTCGCGCGTCTTCCAGCCCCTGACACGGGCTAATCCGGCCGGCGAAGCCAATTGGCACGCCGGCCCGTATAGCGTCAGCGGCGGGATGCTGCCCTATAGCTCCGTGCCGTGGAATTTCTGGCAGTCCGACATGGACCCCGTGTCCATGCCGAGCTGCTCCATCGTCGAGGCGTGCATCTGGTCGTATATTCGCGCCATCGCCCAATTACCGGGATACCATCGGCGCGACCGTGACGATGGCGGGGTGGAAACCGTCACGACATCGGCGCTGAGCCGGTTGCTGCGGACGCCGAATAGCTACGAGACAAGCTCCGATTTCCTTGTGCACCTGATCCGCAGCCTGCTGCTCACGGGCAATTCCTATTGGCTGGCGCAGCGCAACGCACGCAACGAAGTCGAGGCGCTGCATTGGACGGATCCGCGGCAATGCCATGTGCGCGAGGTGCCGGTCTCGGGGCAGGCGTTCGCCGAAATCTTCTACGAGATTTCCACGAATCCGCTGCTGGAGCCGAACGTCTTCGGCACACGCGGCATGATCGTCCCGGCGCGGGATGTGCTCCACATCAAATTGGCCACGCCGCGGCATCCGCTGATTGGCGAAACATGGCTGTCGGCGCTCGCCTATGAGCTCGGCACCCGGGCCGGAATTAACCAGGGGGCGGCCAGTTTCGCCTCCAATATGAGCAGGCCGTCGGGCATCCTGACGACCGACATG